TCTAAAATTTTATATCTAAAATAATCATATACCTCGTCAAGCATTTTAAGTTCTTCCATTGTCATATGTTCTTTAACCTGCTTGGCCATACTAGAACCTCCTTAACATACTTGTGCCACAACTACCCACAATCATCTAAAACTGTAGGTAGTTGTGGTTAAGTTAAATTATTGAATTATTTATGCTAAAGTCATGGCCAAGATACTTTTTGCATGTTCTACATCTGAAATCTCTTTTGGATTGGCATACCCAAGTTCTTTACACGCATTCATAATTACGTTTACCGCTTCCTTATTACCAGATTTCATATTCTCAGCTACGAACTTAGCGATTTCTTTTACGGCAGAAGTTAGCTCCTTTTCCGCCTTATTCTCTTCCTGCTGTTTCGCAACCTCTTCAAGCTTCTTTGCTTCTCGCTCTTCATCTTCCTTCTTACGGTCATCAAGCGACTTGCCCTTGCTCTTTACTTCCATTTCAAGTGCGTCGCGCATAGCTTTGATAAAATCCTTTGCATTAAAATCGCACTCATCTACGATGTAGCGGAAACGACCACCAGAATCTACGGAATAGTTTGAGTCACGGAATTTAATCTTGCGAACCTCTGATTCAACCTTATTCACAACTTCTTCCTTACCAGTAACAACATTCTTCTTGCCGCTACGTTGAGATACGATTTCACGGTCGATATACGCAAGTGCGATAACGTCGATGTTCTTCTTAATCTGGCTAAAGTAGCGCTGAGTAACATCGGAAGTAAGCTGCTGATAAGTTTCAAGAGTAATAGGGTCTGTAATGTTGGTAGTACGAACATGACCGATATAACTAGGAGCTACACCTACTTCACGAAGACGGAAGAACTGTTCTTGCAAAAGGTCACAAGCCTTATCCTGACCCTTCATAAAACCACCCCATGCAGAGTTGATTGAGTTGGTGCGCTTTGTTGGATTCTCCTTGTTCCACAGACGAATAGACTCCTGCTCAGCAAGCTGAAGAGCGTTATCAAGGGTGTCGATAAACACAACTTTCAGTTCCGCATATTCGGTGGCACGATTATCAACAATATCATCAATAATCTCTACAAACGTAGCCCAATCTGGAACGTTTTCATAAACGATATCTTCAATATACTTAGCACCGTTCTCACGATACATTTCCAAGAAAAGATAACCGTCATCGCCAACTAGTTCTTCTGCAACTTCCTTCATCAGCGTTGTCTTGCCTACCTTCGGAGTTCCGAGAAGACAGATGTTCGCATCAAGAGGGTTAAGACTTACGTGATTTCGCTTACCAAACTTTTTTGCCATATTTATTACATTCCTTTCTATTATTTTATTTTCAGTGGAGAAGCTTTAACTTCTCCACTGTTTGCATATAACGTTAATTGTATGTTTTAATCAAGTAATGAGTTCAGCCAATCATCATCGGCGGAAGCATCAGAACCATCATTATCATGTTCCCATGGAATATCATTTCCATTTTCGGAGTTTACATTATCAAAAGTCAAATCTTCTTCGCTATACTGCTCTTCCATCTTCCAAGGAATAGGAGCACCATCTGAATTAAGACCGATAACTGGCTTTACAATAAGCATACGACGTTCGCTATTTCCTCCAGTAGCGCACTTCTGACATGCTGCTTCAAGAGTGTAAATTTTTGCATCGACAAGTTCTTTGAAGTCATCTGGCAGGTCATCATAGGTTGGAATAACAGTTGCTCCACTCTCTACAAACTCTCCTTCAAAGTTAATTTGCGTAATACCCTTCTTAACCTTGAAAATCAAGTCGAATACCTTCTTACAACGAGCTTCATCGGAAAAGTCCATAGGATGCTCAAACGTAACAGGGAATGGATAATAACCTCTGATTTCTACGCCATTAATCTCCTTGACATAATCAAGAACACGGCCATTGACATACATAATACCCTTGTCTTTATCGATGTCCTTTAGACTTGCAGAGTCACTATCAAGCAACACGCTCTGAGTAAACTTCGCAGACATAGTTGCTTCTTCTTGATTCTCAATCAAAACAATACGATTAACCGTCTTGCGAATCTGGGTCTTGCCGTTATATACAGAGTATTCGATATTTCCACCAACGTTTACAATCATATCTTTTGTAAGATACTTTTTCACATATTGAATAGCATCATATGCGTGTAGGAATTTCTTACGATATACTTTTCCCTCAGAAGTACGCTCAAGACCAATTGTGATAAAGCACATATCGCCAAGATTGTCTAGGACATTTTCGTTTAAGCGATCATCCCAATCAACATCAATCTTCTTAGAGAAATCATCGCGACCATTTTCGTCCTTGCCATGCGCACGAATCGGATAGGAAATGTCGGGACTATAACCACCCATAAGTTCAACCCATACATTTCCATGCTTTTCGCCACAATCAACAGGGAACGACATGCTGTTATAAACCCAGCTACTCTTCTGGCTTTGAGCATCAATCTTGAAGCTAGTGTCGGTCAGCTTCGGTTTGCCAGTCACCGAAAAACTGTTTCGCCAATTGGTACGTGTAATCTTGTTGTTATTATCTGCCATACTTTCTGTCCTCCTTAAGACATATAACCTTATTTGTTTTTAATACGAAATCATTTTATATCTTCTTTAAAGTAAAGTAAATACCCAAATTGAAATTATTTTAATTTTTTTCGAAATTTAATTCAAATAAAAATCTACTATAAACTCAACCAATTCATACATATCATCGCAAATACGAGTGCAACACTCTACTATCCACGGATGAAGTTCTTCGCCATTTTTGTTCAATCCTATAATTGGTATTCCATTTTCTTTTGCAACTATAAGCTCCATTGCTGTTCCCAATGAATCTGCCTTATTAAAGTTTACTACAATTAAATCAGATTTCTTTAAATTATACAAGTCAAATTCCATTGCCTCGCGTTCACTCTTATGTCGTAAAGGCTCTTCAAGGTTATAATACATAGTAGGGTCGAAGAAATATGGACTATACTCATAATCATAACCACCATATAAAATAGCATCTTTTACTTGTTTACGCCATTTTACTTGTTCATCAAATGTCAATCCAGACATTGCCCCAGCTAAATATATGCGCATGTTTATTGCACCTCCCTCACCTTATCGAACATATTCTTTATATCGTTGTCTAGTTTCCATCGTTCAGTAGATGTTGAACTCTTGGCAAATTCTTGGTTCACAGCATCTACGTACATTGTAAATGACCCGTCATCTCCCATATAGAATTCATTCCATTTATCATCGTCCATCAAACGCTTCGGGTTCAATTGTTTGATTGCAAGATTATCGAAGCTTACAACATCAAACCACTCTTCGTCAATAACCTTTGGAAGAATATCATAAAATGCTGATTTCAAATGGTCGATTTCAACATTTTGGCGCTCATAAAGGCTCTTCCCTCTTCTAAACTCCTTGTATCCAAGAATTAAAATCTTGATGTTTTTATGTGCTATAAAATGCAATTCATCCATAGTAATAATACCGTTAATAACATGAACCACAGCATTAGGAAATTCACTAACCGCATTAACAAATTCATCGTTAGCGTCTACAAGAGAGACCCCAAGACCGTAAATAAGCTTTTTATCTACAAGTTCACGAATCAAACCAACGTCCTTCATGAAATGCGTTTGATTAACCGTTACATTTGCAATTAGCTTGCGCTCCTTAAGTTGTTCAAGAAATTGAATTAAGTCTGGGTGGCTTAACGGATTCCCACCGCCAATAGCAATCTCAGTATATGGTAGCAAAGTATCAATGAACTGCATGTTTAGAATATTACCATGCTTCCCATCTGGCGTTGAATTTTCGTGACACATTAGACAGCCCATATCACATTGGTTCGTAATCTTCAAATCCATCGATTCAGGTTTCTCTGGATTGAAAGAATCAGAATCATTATGGCGAATCTTAGTTCCATCATTAAGAATTGTTACAAAGTAATTACCGTTCTTGTACCTGCCAAGCACACCCATTTTTAACTCCTTAGTAATCGTTTCCGTAATATCCGAAAGCAATTATAGTATCTCCGCTATCGGTTACGTACTTCTCTTCGTATTCTTCATAATATTCACACATATCGCCATACATTTCAGTATTGTAAATTCCCTCTTCGTAAAAAATTTCCCAAAGTTCTTCTTCATCTAGCGAATATAAATCCGTGTCTTCATAATGACCGCTATCAGAAATAAGCTTAATTGCCTCTTCTTTAGTAAGGAACTTCTTATCTTTATTTTCGAGTTCCTTACTCCACCAGCCATCATTCAGATAGATTTCGCCATTTCTCCATGCATCATATTCAGACTTCTTACAAAGAGTAATCGAATGAGTGCTGCTGCTATTGGTTTCAAATACACCGTGTCTAACTTGTAGCATAGTCAACTCCTTAATCCCAAATCTCTTCGCAATCACCATCGGCATAGCAATATCCGAAACAAACTACTGTATCGCCATTGCTTGTTTTAAACTCTTCTACAAACTTTTCATTAGCATGATGCCAATCAAGATTGTTTTCATCCATATAGTCATCAAATGTAACCATATTGTTGTTCTTCAACCATTGCTCGAATGTTTTGTTTCTTTTAAGATAGATATCCATCGCCTCTTCTTTGGTCAAAAAATTCTTTTCATTTAAATAATCAGAGTTATTTAAATAAGCTTCTCCTCTTTTCCATGCTTCGTAATCAGACTTATCACACATCATCATGGAATGTTTTAGCGATACGGATACGGAATGTGTACTACTACTGTTAGTTTCAAAAACGCTGTGTCTAATCTGCAACATAGTTAATTCCCCTTGTAAAAATAATCGAAGTTTTCAGAGTCGTGATATGGGTTTGGAATATATTCTTCATTATCATCATCGTCATAACTATAATAATACTCTCTATAGATTCCACAACCATCGGGAACACAATCCTGATTATCGTTTCCAGTATAAACAACGCCGTCAAACAGATACCTTAGCAGCATATCTTCGTCGTTCAAAACTGCTTCTACAAATTCATGCGTCTCATATACATGGTCGATATACCCTTCGTCAAGATATTTAGTACCATCGTAACGAGAATAGCACCACTTAGGTTCTTCGAAATCATATTTAATAGAATATGCATCTAAAATAGACTTGATTCTATCTATCTTCAGCATCGCAACGTTTTCCTCATATCCATCTAAAATAGCGGTATAAAGATACGATGGAGTATCAAGCACCTCTCTATTCTCCCATCCATATTCACCAATGCCAAAGTATACAGAATCCATTTTCACATCTGTCTTTTTGGGAATACAAATGCTATGAGTGCTGCTTGAATTAGTTTCAAACACATTATGTCTAATCTGAAACATTTTATTTCTCCTGTTCGTTTTTATCAGCATACTGATTTACGGCTGCTGCAACGCAGTTCCCCATTAAAGAAGCGACAGTTGTGGCTCCAACGCCGTTAGGTACTGGAGTAATCGCTCCAACGGTATCTTTTACATCGTCAAAATCAACATCGCCGCACAACTTGCCATTATCCATACGATGAATGCCAACGTCAATAACAACCGCACCATTCTTCACATAATCTCTATTAAAAAACTTCGGCTTTCCAATAGCACACACTAAAATATCGGCACGTTTGCAAATTTCTTTTAAGTTCTTAGTCTTAGAATGACATATAGTTACAGTGCCATCTGCTGCAAGTAGAAGCATTGCCATAGGTTTTCCTACGATATTGCTTCTGCCAACTACCACACATTCTTTTCCTGCAACTTCAATGCCGTAATAACTAAGAATCTTCATGATGCCGAACGGAGTACACGGAACGAGCCTTGTATTGCCTGTAAATAGATTGCCAGAATTATATGCGGTAAAACCGTCAACATCCTTTGCGGGATTTACGATTTGCAGCACATTTTGTTCGTTAATGTGGCTAGGTAATGGAAGCTGAACCAATATACCAGTAACACTATCATCTTCGTTCAACGACTCGATAAGTTCTATTACCTCTTGTTCTTCTGTGTTTTCTGGTAAATTATATAGTGACGAATCGATACCTATATATTCGCAAGATTTCATTTTGTTTTTTATATACACAGAAGATGCCGAATTATCGCCTACTTGAACTACTGCAAGGTTTATATTTTCAACGATGTTGTTGCTTCGCAAATCGCGCACGGTTTCTTTTAGACCGTCTTTGAATTTATCTGAAACGACCTTTCCGTTAAGCAGTTCCATCTTCATCAGTCCTTTCATCTAAGTTCAACCATTTTCTCCATGATTTATTTTCTTTAATTGCCCAGTTATAAATAACGCAAAAATAAGAAATGGCAACTGCAATAATAAAAGCCAATACAATAATTATAAACTCAATCAATCTGCTCCACCACGCTTAATAAGATATGGTCTATCTGGCTCTCCATATGTTTGGCGAACATGTCCGATAATTTCAATCTGTTTGCATGAAGCAGAATTCAGAGGATAGTATTGTTCTTTTATTTCATCAAACAGATAATAAGATGCGTGTTGTTCTGCGTATGCCACAACTAGATAATCATCCGAGTTGACAAACTTACATACATCTCCCTCGTAAATACGAGTACCATGCATATCAAACGTATCTGTACTATAATAGATTGTATATTTTTCGTCTTGTGCTTTAGACAGTTTTACCATTCCGAAAGGCATATTTCTTATATCTAACACGTCTCCATTAGGTGCGATACACACATTATCTTTAACCCAACAATTTCTTTTATTATCAAACACTTTATACTTTACCATACAAACTCACCTCCTTTAAAAATGTAATTTAACTCAATATACTGTTGTTATAGCTATATTCGCCAAAGTATTTATCTTCTGCTTCTTTTCGTGCTTTTACCGCACTTTTAAAATCACAAAATGTTCCAAGAAAAATATGTTTATTATCAACCGAAATACTTGCTCCCCATTTTTGTTTGTTTTTATACCAAATAACTCCAGTTGCTCCAGATGTATTATTGCATCGCAGCCCTTTGTTCATATTGTTTTGGCTAGGAGT